GACGTAATGCTTCAACCAAGTCAACATAGTTGACAACACCGTCATCATTTAAATCTGCAATGCTTGATGTCTCTTTGGTAACTGCTCGTTGGTAATCTCTTTCATCCATACCCAAGTCAAGCTCGACTGCTCCACCCTCGGCATAGGTCACATCCAACATAAAGTCTTCACGCATTTCTGGCGTGATGTCCATTCGCCAATCTCCTTCAGGTAATTGATAAGGTTCAACCCCATACTTCTTACCTAGCTTCTTGGCTTCTTTTACCATCACGGTGTCGTATAACGTTCTCGCACCCTCGGCTAAATTTTTTTCTTTAGATGCCGATGTTTCAGGCAAAACCACATCTCGAACGATAGGTTTATTAAAAGCAACTTTCGTTACTTCAGTTGATGGCGCTGCTTGAATTATTTTCTTTATTTCCTCGCCATATCGCATACCTATGATCTCTGGAATTTGTTCTGGACTGAAATCTCCTCCGAGATCATCTACAATTTCTCTTCCCCTGACAGGGTCTTGGTATGTGAATAGACCATTTGATGGGTCATACTCAAAAGCCTCGATATGTCTGGTTGCATTCCTAACCGCCGCGGATTGATTACCACTGATCCACCCAATAGCATCGGAACTATCACCAACCCCCTCGTTAACTAACCTTTGCATTGCTAACTTGGGCCACTCTTTAAGAAACGGAAAGTTCTTGGGAACACCCTCTGGTGTGTTAACATTATTTAATAATCTTCTTTTTGCCTCTAATCTTTGAAGTTCATATCTTATTTCCATGATGGCATACGGATCATCTTGTTTTCTCCGTGCCGTTTCGTATACCGTTCCTTGTGACGATTGAAATGGAACTTGAACTGTAGGTGGATCAAGGTACAAAGCGTTTTCTAACTTTTCTTTGGTTTCCTCAATTTCATCGGCTATTTTCTTTTGAAGTTTTACTTTGTCCTCACGAGAAATTTTTTCGGGCAGTTCTTTAAAACCTCTTTCGATATTTTCAATTCCAGTTGGCAAACCAGATAATTTTGTTGCTGCAAATTTATGATTGAAAGGATCTTCTTTCAACATTTGCTCGGCAATGTCTAGTTTGAGTCCTTCGATTCTGCTAGTGGGGTTTGATGAACTTAACGTTAGTGGAGTAAATTGATCGTACTCACCTTCCTTTGCCACTTTTATCGCAGTGTCATTTTGAAACTCTTCCGAAAAAGTAACGTATTTATAATTTCCGTCTGGTAGCTTATCGCGTATTTGGTCCACTCGCATATGAAAAACAGCATTGGGATAATCTGCATAGTGAACGTTTTCAACATCTACAGCGTCCATTCCCGCTTTCTGCAATTCTCTTTGATACTGACGTTTCATTTCTGGTGTGAGTGTTACAACAATCTCTTTATACTCATCCGAGTAAGGAGCATCATCCCCAAATACACCCTCTGGCCTTCGCATTGTGTTGTAGTAAGGGGCTTCGTATGCAGGAAACTCCTTCTCTTGTAAGACCGTAGGGTAACGTTCAACCGCACCTGATCTTGTCACATAACTTCTACCCGGCTCGGTCTTATCCAAAATCGTTATCAGTTCCTCGGTGGTTACCGTGTCATCAGGTTTTAGACCAGCCATCTCCCGAAGTTTGGACTCATATCTTTTTTTCTCAAGCTCTGGGTCAAGAAAGCGTTTCTCCGTTTGACTAACACCCTCAAGTTGTTTCTTTACTTGTGGTATAGTCATCGTCTTCTGTTTACTGCCACGAAGTGCATCACGAAGTCGGCCCTTGTAACTCGCAGCTTCTAACACCGAAGTGTCTGGTAAGTTCCCTGCAATGTCCTGTAAGAAACTCTTGATTGGTCTACCTATCGTGCTCGTAGCAAACTTCGCACCGGGAACCCAGTCAGCAACCATCAGGCCACTTAACCCTAACATCGCCGCGCCTTTAGCAATGTCACCCTGACTGATGTTACTCCCCGCTTGCTTCAATGCTCCCCCGATTTCACTCGGATAGGACGGACGCACCGCCTCGTACCCATCATAGAAATCTATCCGACCATCTTCGTTTAAATCAGCTAAACGATCCGTTTCCTGTGTGACAGTTCGAGGGTCACGGTCCTGTGTCGTTCTGAATTGACCTAACGTTCCGGTCATCGCCTCAGTTAGTGGATCATCTCCGGTGACACCCAACACACGACCACCCTCATTCCACTTGACTTTGTTCGCCCAGTACGCCGCCGATGTCGGACCCTTTTTAATATTCTTAGCGTGCCTCGCCTTGAATGACTTCCGTCTGTTCTTCTGGGTCTGTGACTCACCATCTTTAGGCTTGCCAGCAGTCTTAACACCCTGTTGTCCAAAACGAATAAGTTTTTCAGTTCCACCGTCATTAACTTTGACAACATGGGATTTGGTTTTGTGGTCAGGCGTGCGTCTTGGCGTATTAAGTTTGAGACTATCTTTTAAAGATGGCGTGCTCATTGTGCGTCACTTCCGTCTGGTCCGAAATCACCAAACCCAACAGGTGGTGTATAGGTATTTCCATCTGTAAAGCCCATAGTATCATCTAATGCTTCAGTAAAACTCATATCGTCATGTAGCATCTTGTCCAAAACAACGGATGCTTTGTATGCTGCCGCAAGTGGCGATAACGGTGGCATATTTGAAAAAGCATCAAAGGCATTATCAACAGAAAAGTTTCCTATGTCTGCTGTTCCAACATCTGCCCTCATTGCATCTGCACCGCCCGTGCCATCCATGTTCAAAGATGATCCACTCTTGGACAACAATTCCTGAATGTCTCTTACTTGCTTGTCAGCGTAACTGTTACCCTCACCCGTGACACCCAGAATACTATACGCTCTCGCCAATTCACCTACACCACCAAGGTCTTCTAACATAGAAGGACCACCCAAGTTAGTGCTCGGAGCAAATACATTACGCAAGAACCTAGACATATCCTGACCTGCCATGTCTTCGTTCATACCACCACCTGCCCCACTGCCAAGTAGGTTGGTTTTAAAATTCTGCCCTATGTCACCATACACGTTACTCAATGCAATCGGATCAGCTATCTCATCATTAAAAATATAAGTGGGCCTAGACACATCTGCATTTTGACCCTCGTAATTTCTGTCCTCAACATTCATTAGTATCTTGGCAATGTTCATCAAACCAGAATCGACATTCGGTAACTCCATGCCAAAGCCATATCGGTTATCCTCTATCCCAAAGTCTGGGGTAAATGGCGTGCCATAATAATGCTGTCTCGCAAAGTTGTCCTCGAACTCTGACGTTGGCGTATAAGAATTTCCAAACCTGTTCTGATAGTCTGTAGTTGCCTGTGCAAGTACATCAGGGTAAACAGTCAAGTATTGCCTCTCAGGACTTTGAACAGCGAAGTCTTCTACCTGTGCCTGAAAGTCAGCACCCGGTGCCACACCCTGTGACGCAACATACGCTGTAGCCTGATTCAATAATTCAGGGTTGGCCTGTAATGTCTGTAATGGTTCACTCAACTGAGTGTTGGCCCTCATATTTGCTAATGAGGCTTCCTGTTGCGCGGCGAACCTACGAAACTTGTCCATGTCAATCTCGCCCGTTGCTGGGTCTACCCCATAGGCTTCTTCAATTGATATGAGGTCAGCTACCATGCCGTTCTCCTACACCGCATAAGGATTGATCCGTGGCTTGTCGGGCTTGATAGGCTCGTCAATATCCATAGCCTGCGGTAGCTCAAACCAACGATCATTTTTCAGATATATCATAGCTTGAGTAAATGTGTCCACATAATCATCGTGCGCTGCAACCGGAAACTTCGTCAACTCACTATAAAACTCATTAGCCCAACTCACCCTATGGCCCGGATTCTTTTTACTCTCCGGTATCCATACCATGCCCAGTTCCAAGATCGGTGCAGCCTGATGTGCTCGACTGACTTTGTCAGCGTTGTGTGGGTTGTACCCTACGGCCGGTACCTTCGCTAATCGCAAATCCTGTAGGAGTGATTGCCCACTCGCCTTGGCCTCGACCAATATCCGATCCGGTCTACGTGCTCGGCTGTATGGGCTGTCCTTACTCAATCCCCCATACTCGGTACTCCAATCCTTGATCGCTCTGGCCCGAAGGTCTGGGTAAGTCAGATGTTCGGACCAAGCGTCAATCAACATCACACCCCTCTCACCCTCGTGGGTGAACATTGCCCAGACAGTACAGGCTGTTGGGTCACCCGTTGTCTTTTCCGTGAAGGCACAATCGTAGCTTTGGAGAATATACTCGAACGGGGGTAGCCCCTGATCGTGAGGCCACAACTCAAAGAACTGGGTGCGTAGTATACCGCCCTCGCTCGGTGTCGGGTCTTGTTGCAACTGACCAGCCGTGCCATACGTTCCCAACAACTGCTTGAGTTCGGTGATCTCCTTCTTGCCGAACCGCTCAGGACAAATCAGTTCGCCCTCTACTTCCCGTGGGTCATACACTCCGAGTACCGACTTCCTCTCCACACCATCCCACTCAGCTGGTATCATCAGATGTTCCCAACCCCCGATGTCATCCAAGATGTGGCCCGATATGTCTCGGTCATGTAGCCGTTGCATGATGGTGACCATTGCGTCATTGCGTGGATCGTTCAGTCGGGTGGACCACACCATGTCAAACCAATCCAGTGCGCTCTCTCTGATTGTATCGGACTGCGCTTCCTGTGCCGAGTGGGGATCGTCAAGGATCAGCCTCGATCCCCCTTCACCCGTTGCAGTACCACCAACCGATGTGGCAAGTCGGTATCCGGTCTTGTCGTTCTCGAATCTTTGCTTGGCGTTCTGATCACCGGACAGCGAGAACAAGTGACCCCACTGTTCCTGATACCACGGAGATTGGATCAGCCGTCTGGCTTTCAAGTTGTCTCGTATAGATAGGTTGCCTGAGTAGGACGCACATAGAAACTTTTGCTCCGGTTGAGTCAGCCATTCCCACATAGGCCACATCACACTGACGATGGTACTCTTACTATGTCTCGGTGGGATATTGATCAGTAGCTTTCTGATCTCGCCATCAGTCACTGCCTGTAGGTGTTCGCATATCTCTTCGATGTGCCAACCTGCAATGAACTTTATTCCGGGTTCCACAACGTGCCATGACTGTTTGACAAACTCATAGAGTGAAGCACTCGCCGCTCGTCTTTCTTTTTCCCTCTTGAGAAGATCGCGCAGTACAGCAGGACTCGTTGTATTTATATTCTCAGCTAGACTCATCACTCCCCACCTTGTCGAGCAGTTTCTGCATATCATCAAGTTCGGAGTCTGACAAGTTCCGGAGATCGACCGCCGCCAGTTGGATTGGACCACCGCCCTTCCCTGTCACCTCTTGGGTTAGCTTTTCACCATACACTTTGGGAAGCATCTTACTGAGCATCCACTTCCTTGTGTCAACACGGAGTCGGTTGCGTTGTATCGCCTCTGACGATAAACGCTCACGAACTCCATGCTCGTCGGTGGTGTAGTTCTCGTCTGCTATCGCCACGATCTCATCAGCCAGTAGCTCGTAGGCCATCTGCCTCGCGTGCGCGTACTGTTCTGCTAAATCAGAGCTGGCCCCCATCCAATCGAGGAAAGTTGAAGACGAAGGAAGATCGTCATCACCATCAAGAATTGATCGAAGAGACTTGCCCTGAGCAATTTGATAGCATACGAAGCCTGTTATTTTTTCCCTATCATATTGTCTAGCATTAGGACGTTGTGAGTTCTTCTTATATGTTCGGATTTTATTTTTCGAATCCGAACGATCACTTGTTTTAATCAGTTTCAGGTCAGGTTTTTTTGTATTATTTTTTGTCTTATTTTTGTCATTCTTTTTGTCCACCATTTTTAGGCTCCAAATAGCTGTTTAATCGTTCTGTTTTCCCTATAGTAAAAACGAACAGAACGAACGTATCTAATCATCGGCGTGAGAGGGCTATAAAATAGCCCCTCTCTCTGACGATTGATGACTTCAGATTTACCACTAATTTTGATCGTTCGGAATTTGTTTTTTAAAAACCGAACATTTAGAACATTTCGAACATTTAGCATTATTTATAGAACTTATGGTTGTTGATAGTTGTTATATAACTGTAGGGCCAATTAGGGCTAACAGACGTTGCGTGGTAGAAGGTAGCACCCTCGGTTATGTCAACACTCAGGCTATAACTATACCATGCATCCTCGGCTATCCTGACGGCTTTAGAGAATGATTTCTGGTTGGTTGGTATGTCAGACTTACCATCACAGTAGAATGAGAACTGGCATTTGTTTCTGAGTGGAGCGTTTACATCCCACTTTAAAGTTGGTCCTTGTGATACGACCTCGCAGATTGTATCGGGCCATCGTGGGTCATGCATCCTATTAATAACAACATTAGCGACACCTAGCATTCCTGCATTACCTTCGCCTCTGGCTTCGTGGTATAGGGTCACTGCGAGACAGGTCAGTTGCATTCCTACACTTAACACAGCTGCTTCTAACATATTTAATCTCCATTCTCAGTTATATTTATCTTGCAGTTAACATTTGCTTTTGTTATTGAGGGGATGTAATCCTCCTCGATTACGAACAAAACATTCCTTCATAGAGAGCCATCGTATTCCTAAAGTACGGTGGTTCTTTTTTACATATCCACTTCATTGGTTGTTGTACCTTGAGCGTGTTCATCTAGTTCTTTTTTTACCTGATCCTTTCGGTTTTTAATTTCCTGTCTCCTGAGTTTTTCCATTTCTGACATTGGCTTGTGTGGTTGACTGTCGATTATCTTGTCGAACTGGTCTTGGATTCGGCGCATAAATTCTTCATCTGGCTCTGACATATTGTTATCTCCTTTAAAATGGTAAGTCTTCACCGTCTAATACATCGTTAGTAATCTTTTGCTCATTTAAAAACAGGCCATGTGTTTGCCTACCTCTTTGATCGGGCAACGGTACATTATTCACCACCCCATCCCCAATCAAGTGGTCAATAGCCTCTGTCTTTCTGGCTTGGCTACCTGCCACACCACCTTTAGCAGTAGACAGTCGTTCGTAGTGGGAACGAGATTGACCGGGATCTTTTCTAATCAACCGAACCAATGCGTCACATAGCTCCTGTAGTTTCTCGTTTGCCTTGGATTGTTTTACTCTTTCTTTTGAGCTTTTGCGTTCACCATCTTTAAGAGGCCGAGCGTAAGCGTGGGTGAAGTAAAGTATGTCATCGTAACCCAGAACGTCCTTATGGTGTTCGCTGTTCGACACCAGTGTAAACGTTAGCTCTTGATAGTCTGTTGGGAACCTGACCTTGGTTGTCTGTAGGATACGATCCTCAGTAACGTCATCCTTGAACATGGTGTACACACCCTGAGCATCTCCGGTCCATGCACTAGCTCCCCGTGGCGATAACATATCTGATTCCCCTGAGCCTAAAGCCTTAGCTGTATGACTTATAATAATAACAGGGAAGCCATCAAACTTTTCTTTGAGCATTGCCATCACTTTGCCTACCTCACTATTGTCATTCTCCGACTCCACATCGAAAATTGAATTAGCTGTATCTAACAACACTAATGGCAAGGCATGGAAGGTACCACCGTCAGCCATTTCGTTTGGGTAGGTCCACTCTCGGTATTCGTCTGCCACTTGTGCTACGATGTCAGCCTTGAGCCTACGAGCTGGAATGACCTTCACTGAATCAAAGTCTTCTTGTCGTGCTCCGGTGTTACCAAACGTGGCTACCGAGTAAATGATACGTTGGACCTGAACCACCGACTCGGTAATGATGATTACATTTCTCCGTATGGTAGGTATCAGTTCGTAATCAACCGGATAAATATGGGC